GAATGAAATGAAAATAACCTACAGTATTTCTTACAAGAAGATGAACTTCTTCTTTTTGATCTTGATCCATATGATATTTTTCCAGTATATTGTTTAGATTGTGTATTTGTTTTTCTATTTCATTTTTTACTTCTTCTTGCATTGTACAGTCAGTTGTTGTTTTTTTCGCTTTTACGTCTTTTCAGTGAGTCCGGTTGATTATTCCTTATCACTAGGCAAGATGGTGCATCTAGCACGCCTAACCCTTCTAGCGTCCTTTCATACTGCTCCTCCCTATGTTCTAGGTGTCTGTAATGAGGGCTCCCTTATTCCCAATCACGGGGGGTGGCTCTCCCTGCTACTTAATTATAGGTTTTCTTTTTAAAAGTTGCAACCTATTCACGTCTTTTCTTCTCTTGTTCCTGTAATCGTTGGTCGCGCTGTGAGTATCCTCTCTTTCTTTTAGGAGTCTCGACCTCGCAAGTATCTGTACTATCAGCATATTGTTCGTTGGTGATACTCATCTTAGCTAGATTACATATAAGCTTTACTGGTCTAGACGACCGGCGCGAATGGCGTTGCTTTATAGATGTGAACTCCATCACTACTCTTTCATCAGGTAACTCTTCCTGCCGCATCCCAATCACCACGGTCGCTTCTTGTAGGTGCTTAATAGATCCTTGCGCCATGTCTGCACTCATGGCTCGCTCACTGCCTAGTCCTGACCGATTAGTCTGGGCTGCTGTCCATACGAGTATGTTGTGTCGCTTCGCAAAGCGGGATATATCACGGCTAATAGCCCCAAGCCAATCCCAGACTTGATCTCGTCCAAACCCTGCGTCACATGGCTTCATTCGTTCCATGAAGTCCAACACGAGAACATCAGGCTTCCACCCAAGTAGGTTAACCCACTTAGCCATCTCAGATTCTAGATCATCCATGCTAACCTCGCGGTTAACTTCAGTAATCCTAAGTCTATCATGGAGCCCCGCCTTCCAATGTCTATCTAACCCTTGATATGCCACACCAGGATCATTAATAATCTTAGTTAGTTCTTTACCAGTGAGTCGGCTAAGAAATCGTTCCGTCTGTTCTTCAATGGTCAACTCATTAGTTACCATCCATACTCGTTTCTGCTCAGTGGTTGACATCTTATGCGCCATCACAACTAATGCAGCACTCTTTCCTGCGCCTGTAGGCGCCATGATAATGCCAAGCTGCTTGGTTCGAAGCCCACCACCTGACCATTCATCAATAACTTCAATCCCTGTTGGTATTCGTATCACCTCAGGTGTAAATCCATGGGAATCAATTAAGCTTTCAATAGCTGTCTTGATATCCATAGTTCTATCTTCGCTCAAGTCACCATGCCTATTGAAGAATTTATGTAAAGTTTTAAGTACATCCCCACCCTTCAAGTTCATTTGTTGGGTGAGGAAAGTTTGGTCGCTAACCATATCTTGAAAGTCTCGAACAATCCCCGTGTCACGAGCCTGCCCAAGAGTATATAGAACTGTAGACCTATCCGGAATCGTAGTAGTGATACTGTCAAGCGCGTTCTTATATCGAAGAACATATGCATCCTCATCTTTATCTTTAAACACTTTGTGCAGCGTATCAATGGACGGCTGCTCACCGTGCTTCCTAGTAAAAGCATATAGCTCAGCTAGGATAGGTATAAATTCTGTTTTGTGCAACCACTCTGGTTTAAATGTAGTAGCAAACTTCTTTGCATCTTCTGGCCTAGAGGATAGAGCATACAAGAAAGTCTTCTCATCAAATGCTTCGCTCATACTTCAATCCTCACAAATGATGGATGCGGAGGAATTATAGTTAGACCAGCATGCGTTTTATAAAACAACTGCCCACCCATATATTGCTTTCTCAGGTTCCAGAAAGAAACTCTTTGGTCCTTTGTGTATCCTCGCTTAACATTAAACTCATACTTAAACTCAAAGTCTTTAAGTCTAAAGGATTCAAGGGTACCTGGGTTCTTACTGCTCTCGTTAGCAGCAATGATCTCTCCTTGTCCTTCCTGATATAGCTTTAGTTTATAGGTTGTAGGGGATTCATCATCAATATATGCATAGGCCCCATCAGGATCCTGTACGACTATACCATCATACCCTAGTTTTGCAGCCTCTTTGTAGAACGGGAGCACACCTCCGCTAGCGGTAATCACAACTGGCTTTATAATTTCAATCATAGGAGGGCGTGGCTTGGCAAGTACAAAATCTAACGCCTTAACTCTGTCTTCATACCTTACAAGCAACCTATTCCATAGATCAAATACTAAGTATTTAAAATTCTCTACTGCATTTGGGTTCATAACCGCACTATAAATTTCTTCTTCTGTAGCTTCAGGGATAGTTAGCCCACCATCTAAACCACCCATCCTATACTCTTTTAGTGTATTATAAATCATCTTGTTAGGAATCTTATGCTTATCTCCATCAACTGCAACTCCATCCCCTAGTGTAAGACACCGTACCCCTTCAACCTTTGGTGTGGCTAGGGCAGGGTACTTTAACTTATTAATGTTGTTGCTTATAGATGCTGCATAATCTTCCGTTAAATCTTTCATTCTTATTGGTTTGAGTTTCTTGTCTAAGTTTCTTGCATCATCGTTATGAAACTGAATACTCATTTCCCACGGTTCTCTAATAGTTGGGTTCCACCCCCCAGGAACAACATGTATCTTCTGGTTCTTAGCATCTGCTTTACGTTTCTGTTTTGCAGCTTCTTCTTTAAATATATCTTTAGCCATATTATTCTCCTACAACAAATCCAGTGGTATCTTTTTTGGCACGTCCTTTTGCAGTTAGCCCTACTATAACCCCTACCGGATCACGGAATCTAAAATCATGTGTGTCTCCATTGATAACCGTGGCACCCATAAACGTTTTAGGTAACTTCCCTTTGAACACAACGGCTATAGTTCCGGCCCTCGATAGTATATACTTTACCTGCTCTGGTGTGGTCTTCTCATTATATGAATACGTCAGATAGTAGTTCATTGGAAGTTTACCATTAAGGTACTTTACCATTCGAGAATATCCTTTTGTATAATCATAGAACTGAATATCTGCAAACTCTGTACCCATCTTGATGTACTTCTCCCAAGATAAGTCTGAGGTCCCATTAAGTCTAGCTACAGCAGCATACTTTTTGCGCTTTGCTCTCTTATTTAAATTAATAAGTTCTTTCTTCAATGTTGTTATATAGTTCGGTCGATCATACAAAAAATTAAGTGTTTTCTTAATTCGGCTTTTGTGTACAAAGTATCTATTTAAATTCTTTTTAGTTAACTCTCCTGTCACTACACCTCGCCCACTTGTGTTCAAACACATAGTTCTACACCCATGGGTACTCCAAGGGCATACGGTCTTATGCCCATCAGCTATCTTATCAGGAGATAGATACTGTATTACACCTTCATATTTAAATTTCGTCAACATCTTTTTTGTCTTAGTATTACTTGTTGCATTAGATAGTAGCGCCATTAGGTTGTATCCTCAATTAAAAAGCCTTCATCTTTCCACACCTTACGTCTCTCAGCTGAATGTTTCTTTAGAGTGAACCCTGAGGTATCATTAAAGTCAATGACCAACACTTCGTACTTGCCGGATGCTAAACGGAGTCCACGCCCTATACGTTGTAGTTGGGCAACCTTAGACTTCCCACCACCGGCAAGAATTATAGTTCGTATGTCTGGGAGATCAACTCCCTCATCATATATAGTTGTAGCTATTATAGCCTTTTCTACTCCAGATTGCAAGTCAGTTAAGACCTTTATTCTATCTGCATTCTTTGTTGACCCTTGTTGAACGGCAGGAAGAAAAATACCTTTTGATTCCGCTAACTTATGTAATACTCTTGCATGTCCTAATCTAGTACACAGCACAAAGGCAGGCTTCGGACATGTAGCTAGCTCATCAATAATCCGTAGATTCCTAGTTCTATTTAATACAATCGCGCTGTCATACACTTCAGGCCAGCTCGTTGGCCCTGGTACAGCATTCATCTTTATAATAACCACACGCGGTGGGGTTAAGTACCCTTGTTGTATAAGCATATCGTTAGATATATCACACAACATACCCCCGGTTGCACCCATAAGTAATTGATTTGAATATTCATCTTTCATAAATGGTGTAGCTGTTAACCCCCATCTATAAAAGGCGTGTCGGAACTGACGACTTAAAGCTATAAACTGATTACCTTTATCTAGCTTACTGGCACAAAGGTGCGCCTCATCAAAGAAAATCTGTTGTGCTGCTATAAACGCACCTATCCTATGAGCATCGCCTTCTTTAAGTATATTGTGAAGAGT